CAGCCCCATTGTCCGACATCATTACTCTGCCACTTCCAGCAATAGAAACAGCGCCGTTTACAGCAACAGCAGAATAAGTATTAGCACCCATCGCGTCAGTTGCGCGGTCTATTCTGTATAACTTTGACCCATTAACTACATAAGGAACGCCCTGGAAGACAGTTCCTCCCCTATTAATTTCCGTGGCTCCAGCCGTAGTGGCTAACTTTAAGCCAGCAGGAGGAAGAAGTGTCATTTTTGTAGGGGCAATTGCTTGGGGGATATTGGCGTACAATCCAACGCACTCTTGTGCCGATATAGGCAAAGAGGGGGATCGATAAAATTCACCACCAATAGGAATTATGGGCATTAGCTAAAGTCCGGCTGCAAGATCATTGCGTCCATTTCTGTATCGTGAGCTAAGGTATTTTCAAGGATAGATGCTGCCTTTGATTCAAGTATCATTTGCTGAGAATCAGAAAGGCCGTAGGAAGGGCCAATATCTGCGGCAATAGCCCACTTTAAGCACAAATAAAACTCGCTTGGAAAATCTAGCTCGTCAGTTGTTTCTGTATACACTTTGGCAGGACGAACGTAATTAAATCTAAATATATTGTTAACAGAGCCAGCAACCTGCCAAATAAATAGCTCGCCGTCATTTAATCTGGGACGGTAAGTAAATTGGTTAATAGTTCCTGTAGAATTCTTATCCGGTTGCTCAAGATACTGACTTCTAGCCCATCTATTTACTGGTATTTCACTGCCAGTTATTGAATCTGAGTAAGTGCAGCCCTTTCTCAATAGCCTCATGGGTCTTTCGAGCTTAGTTAAATAGAAAAATACGGTTAATCCACTAGACGCTGCCGTTAAAAGGCCCGTAGTAATATCAATTGAGGTTGCAGAGTTTACATTTAGCACGTAATCCCAATATCTTGACCCATCTGTTAGCTCAAAGCCTATTCTGGAGCCTGTCTGGTCATCAACATATTGAAGACTTGCTACTGTTCCAGTATGCCCCGTAGTAGTGGAGACATTTTGCGCTCTAAAAGTAATTGTTGAGTTAACAGCAGTAATAGTTAGCTCAGTCGAGGCTGATGAAGCCGTTAATGTGGTCGTATCAGCTACCGTAGCGCCGTTTAAGACAGAAAAAGCACAACTAGAGCTAGTGCCTAGGGTAAACCCAAAACGAACCCTGTAGGTCTGTCCTACCGTTACAGGAAGTGTGTAATCTGCACCGCCCGCCGTACTGCTGACGTTAGTTATTAAAAGGCCAGAGGAAACGGCTAAAGTTGCTGAGTTAATAGCCGTCCAATCTTGAACTGAAGTAGTAGGGTCGGTGCTTAATATGTTGGGAGCAGCGGTCATGTTGGCGCTAGATGCTACTGTAATGGCTGTATCAGCCGCTACTTGAGCCGCACCAAGTGTTGTGTTGAAAAAATCATCAGCATTTGCAGATTCAGCGCCATTTGGGCCTAGCAAATACCTAGCCTGACCTACAATTAAGGGTAATACGCCCTGATCTTCAAGCCAAAGATTAATATCTTGGGTTTGCCAGTATTTTGCGACATTGTTAAGCGCGTCCAGGCCACGTTGGTTGTCAATATCTTGAATAGGTTGCTCAACCGCCACAATTCGGGCATCGCGTAACGCCTGTTCAATTATCTTTCCAGCCGTTTTTGCCAAAATAGATGAAGTAGTCATTTAGCTTCCTGCTACATAAGGGGGGTCTAGCAAGTTGGTTGGTGTATTTTCGGTGCGGGTCTGATTAGTAATTGCTGGCCTATCAGAACGCGGGCGAATAAGAAGCTGAGGTTGCTTCTCATAATACTCATCTTTTCCAACCAGCAAGTTGTCCCACGTAAGAAGCATATCTGAACGCTTGTATTTCTGACCCGAATCATCAGAGACAGAGTTATGCGTACCCTTCTGGTAGTAATCGCGCCGAATAATGCCCATTACTTCGCTACCGTGTAAGCCTTCTGTTTAGTGCATTTCTTGTCAGAATGAATAGGAGCGCCCTGTTTAAGCTGTTTTCCCGCCTTCTGCTCTGCTGTTACTCTAACTCGACTAGCCATAATGCCTCCTAATATGCCTGACTTACTGTAAGTTTTGCCGTTCCACTAACTTGAGAGGTTAGCGTAAGCCGTACACACTCCACTGGAATTACAATGTTTGACTCGTTGGTAGCCGTTAGAGCAGATAGCCCGTCTGTGCTGTACCAATTTGCCGCGTTTGAGTATCCCGCCGTGTAATCGCCGTTTTCAGGCCAATCTGGTGAATGCTCAACAGTATAAACAAGGCTTGCGCCTACCGATAATTCAACAAACAGGCCAACTTTAAAACTAGATGTCTGTCCTGAGTTTACTCTAACTGTAGGAGAAACTGCTCCATTAGCGTCTAAGACACCAACCGTGAACGCACCAGCAGAATTGTCATCAATGCTTATGTTGCTGACTGATTTGGCGTAGAACGTACTCTGAGAGGTCGTGGATGATGCTCCTCCGATAGTTCCGGTGGTTTCAATACCGTCAGCGTCTTTGTAAGTAACTGTAAGCGTTCTAGCCCCATCAGCTCCAGCCCAAGTAGCTGTAATTATTTGAGCAGCGGCCATAGTTGCAACACCGCCAGTAGCTAAAGCACCTGTAATAGTCAAATCCTGAACGCCACCAGCGGCAGGAGTTTGGCTTACACTAATGCCATCTGCATCATCGTCTAAAGCAGCGATAGTCTTTACTATAGGTTTCATGTCAAATCCTCAATTAAATTCATTTGTACGTTAATTACAATTCGGTCACATAGTAAACAGGTGCTTGACCATCAACAGCGTTAATAATACTAACCTCACCAGAATATAAAGATCGCCACCAAGAAGTAGGCAATATCCAAGTCTGCCCAGCAGATACAGGAAATCCTTTGCGAACAGTTGAGTCGGTAGCGGAAGGCATTAGCCTAATCCATGCGTCATTAACAGTTATTGCAATACTTAGCGAATTTCTTGCCGAATTAGCAGGGACAGCGGTACTTGCTGAATTGTCAGAGATAGCAGTTGGCCCGCCAATAGTCCCAGAAGTGACAGCAGGCATACTAATATCAGTAATTATTCCTATCGATACCGTACCCATTATGTCAGCCCATCCTTAAACCATTCGCCAGTAGACTCAACTACGTGCCACATCTTCCCGTCTAGGCTAGATAACTTAATATAATTGCCTTTTGTAGCATTTTCAGAAATAAGAGACTTTCCTGGTAAGTAATGACCCTTATAACAAATACCATCTTCTTCGTAGGGAATAACCTCTGTAACTGACTTAAATCCACTCGTAACTATTGTAATTTGAAGGGTGTTTCCGGCACATATCTTGCCTAAATAAAATCTGTTTACAGGCTGATCTGAGATATAAGACTTGCCGGAATCCCTGTTGCAACGATAATGGACATCTCCCCTTGATGGAATGCTGCCTCTCGGCACAATAAAAGAAGAAAATCCGTTTTCGTTTGCCGTTAACACTTATTACTCTTTGGCCCATGTTCCACGAACAGCAACAACCTGCCATGCAACCGTGCCATTCAAAGAGGCTAAAGTGACAGAATCACCACGTTTTGACGTTGTTTTTGTATTGATCAAGTCTTTGTTGTCTGTAGAACTGCCCGCATAAGTAATTCCATCAGCAGCGGCCGGGGAAATAGTAAGCGTATTAGCGCCATCAACAGCATTATTAACAAAAGTAACAGTGTTGCCAATAGCAATAGCCGGAAGCGTAAAAATTACACCATCAGTCTCACTTGTAAAGGTCTTACCGGAATCCGTAGTAATAACAACCGTGTAATTGTACTCTTTAGCTACAGAATCAGAATCTACTAGGAAGGAACTTATACCATTTGGATATTCAGTCAATCTACTCATTTTGCTCTCCTATGCCCGATGGATTCTAACCACCGCTTAACCAGACAGGGACATTAAGTTAAAGAATAGCGGGATTTTACACCCGCTACATTTTGCACAGACTTATACTAAAATTAAGCCCCTTGCGATCCAAAACAGCCTCTTGGATCAGTCCAACCAAAGCTATAACGGGTATCTGCCTTAAATCGAGCATTGCCCGATGTAAAAGCATTATCCTGTCCAAAGCGAACCGATCTTCGGTCAAAGAACTTCAGGCCATTAGGCGCATCAGTAGTTAGAAACCAAGCATCTGCATCAGCTAAGTAAGGACTAGACATCCATCCATCACGCACAGCGTTCATATCTCGAACAGCGTTAGTGGCGTTATTGCCTGTGTCGTTTTGAAGCACAGAGCCAAGAATGCGTTGAGCATTGAACGAGTTAGTACCCGCTGCAACAACCAATCTTTGACATTGTAGTGCCGCAGGAAGCCCACGAGCGTCATCAGTGGTCTGCACGATAGCCAACAAGTCTTCTAAAGATGCTTCGGATAAATCCGCATCAATAGCCAGCTTATTAGAGAATGTGCCGCCACTTGGGCCGCGATTATGAGTAGTAGAGAATAACTGAGCGCCATCTCCATCAATCATAGTAAAGGCTGCATCGAAACCATTGTTCAGGACGTTAGCCCCGTCAAGCTCTCGACCAATCCGCATAGCTCTAGCTAATGCTCGCGCACCGTCATTTAACTGACCGTACAGCTCATCTTCCAAAGCCTCTTCAGTCACAATAAATCCTTTTGCAAGGGTAGTGTGCTGATATTTAGGGGTAAAACCCTGACGGCGAGAATCAAAAGTAATGTCATTACCTTCGCTCTTTGTGTCAGATCGGCTAAAACCCTCTAGTTGAACGTCTACTTCAAAGTTTTTCTTGGAGCCATGCACCATGAAAATCTTGTCATATTTAGACTCATGCTCATCCAAGCTGTTGCCAAATACTTCATTGACACCATCTTGTAAGAGACGGGGGATACTGCCTGTACCAATTACACCGGACATATCATGTCTCCTTTAAGCGATGCCGAGAGCGCCAGGCTTAGAAGTGATGTTGTTCAAACGAACTAGAGCGCGGTTTCCTAGGACACCGGCCTCATCTTCTAAAAGGGCAACTACACGAAGTGGAAGGGTTACAGTTGTTGCTACGCCAGTAGCATTTGCACCCATGTTTGATGTAAATAGACTTCCTGACACAGTACCAGCAGTAACAACAGCAGGGCAGTTCAAACCAACATTAGCAACAACCAATGGGCCATTGGAAACAGGCACATCATAAAGAGCGCCAGTATCTACGTTGGCTAGAACATCACCAGCAGTAGTAGCTGCGAGATGAGTGATAGAAAGAGATTCACCAGCAATATTAGGCTTAACTGAAGAGACAACGCCAGTGTTTGCTGCGGTAGCATGACCTCCTGCAACCTCAGATACACCCGTGGCAGAGCCATCACCAGTAATAAGAACTAAATCACCTGGGCCAATAACTGTAGAGTGAGTGACATCAACAGCGTATTCCTTCTGCTTGCCATCCACGGAGCCATTGGATTCGGTTCCTTGATAATTAAAAGCCATTTCGACCTCCGAAAATTGAATAAAAAACAATGGGCATAAAATACCCGTTCATTTCTCAATCAACTTCCGGCGGTCTACCGCTTGATGAGTTTTTAGCCGTAGGGGTTATCACTAGAGCTTTGGCTAACTCTGGATGATTCCCCGCCCTCTCTGCGACCTGACGCAGTAGGGGCATATTCGTTGGCTCCTAGTTGAGCCTCTTCCGACATTGTAGCCAGATTCTTCTCCCGCTTCAACTGTTGGTCTTCTAACCAATAGTTCATAGGAAGTCTCATCAGATAATGTGTTGCGTTGCCAGCAGGACGGGTTACTTTAACGCCATCATCTTCGCAATGATCCCAATATGCTCGTTTGGCGCTTTCAATTCGACCAGGCTTGATTGGATCATCAAGAAACCAGCGATAAGCAAAGTTTTCACGATCTAGTCTAGACTCTGGG